CTTGATCAGCGCGGCCACGAAGGATCGCTGCGGTCAACTGGGCCTGGACCCGCAACTGACGAATGCCGTGGTGCGCGTGGTGGCCGAGGAAGCCTTGCGCCAGCAGGCGGAGAATCAGGTGGGCAATTTTGCGATCAGCGCGGCCAATGTTTTGCTGCTGGCCGAGGGGATGCGAACGAAGGGCCAGTTGGAGGAAGTGAAGGTCGGTTTGCGCAAGGAGAAGCTGAAGCTCGAAGAGCGGCATATTGCGATGCTGGAGAAGAAGGCGGAAGCTTTGGATCGGGTGAAGGAAGTGGTGGAATCGCGGCTCTCGCCCGAGGAACAGAAGAAGCGGCTCAAGGAAATCCTCAAATAATGGCCGCCGCTAAAACCATCTCTCCCCGCCAGAAGGTTCGCCCCCTGCGCGACAGTATCATCCCGGCGAAGATCTCGCCCAAGGATCTGCTTTTTTCTTTGCAGCGGAAATACGTGGATGACCGGAACCAGTATAAAATTGCGGTGACCACCCGCCAATGGGGTAAATCCACCTGCACGGCCGGCGAGACGGTGCATGACAGCTTGATCGATCCCGGCACCAAGTGGGTGACGATGAGCGCCGGGGAACGGCAATCTGTGGAGTGGCTGAACAAGGCGAAGGAATGGCAGGCGGCTTACCAGATGGTCATCAAGGATGTCATCGAAGATCGCGGCGGCATTGCCGAAGGACTATTGCGCTCGGCGGAAATCATTTTTCAGAACGGCTCGCGCATCATTGCCATTCCGGCCAACCCGCTCACGGCGCGGGGCTATTCCGCCAACATCAATCTCGACGAGTTTGCTTACCACGAAGATCCAGATGCGATCTGGGCCGCGATGTTCCCAGCCACGAGTAATCAACTCGCCGGGACTTTCCTTGACCGGTTCCGGGCGATGATCAAGGGCGAGGATACGAACATCCGCCGACACCTCAAATTGCGCGTGGTCTCCACGTTCAACGGCCGGAACAATAAATTCTTCAACCTTTGGGAGCGCGCCAAGGAGAATGGCTATTCCGCCCACAAAGTTACGATCCACGATGCGATTGCGGATGGCATGCCGCTGGATGCTGAGAAGCTCCGCGCCGCGCTGGATGACGCGGATACCTGGGCGCAAGAATATGAGTGCGAGCCAATGGACAGCAGCACGGTGTTGCTGACTTATGAGTTGATCGCCACTTGCGAAAGCCCCGAGGCAACCACGCTGGTCGCGCCGGATTTTTGGGCGACGACGGTGCCGGGCCTCTTCATGGGCATCGACTTTGCCCGCAAGCGCGATTTATCCGTGGCGTGGACGGACCAACTCATCGGCGACGTGATGCAGACGCGTGAGGTGCTGGAGATGCGCGCCATGAGCACGCCGGACCAGATCGACCTGCTTCGCCACCGCATCAAGCAATGCGTGCGCGTGGCGCTGGATTATACCGGTCCCGGTGTGGGCATGGGCGATTACCTGGTCAAAGAGTTTGGGGAATGGAATCCAACCGGCCACAAATACGGCAAGATCGAGTTGGTCACCTTCGGCAATGCGAACAAGGTTGAGATGTTCACCAAGCTGCGGATGGCGTTTGAGCAGAAAAAATGCCGGGTACCGGTCAACCGGATCATCCGGGAGGATTTGCATTCCATGCAGCGCGTGGTCAGTCCCCAAGGCAACATCACTTACCGGGCGCCGCATACCGACGACGGCCATGCGGACCGTTGCACGGCCAAGGCGCTGGCGGAAAAAGCTCGGGCGAATGCGCTGAACATCTGGGGCGGCGGGAAGGGGAGCATACTAATATGATCAGCTACTCCTCCCACACCGTCTATTTTGCCCGCTGGCAGCCCGCAGGCGGCTTTTGGCCGCAGGACGATGGCTCACCGGGGCATCGCCGCTCCAGCGGGCAGGCTAGAGCCGTTAATGCCCCGTTAAATTTTTCGTCCCCAAAGCCGTTGGCGGGTGTTTTTGAGGAGGTGGCCGGATGAATGCCGACTTCACCGCCAAGGCGGCCAATTTCCTCCGCACCCAGAACGCCATGAAAGCCTGGCATCAGGCGGCCGTTGGCACCTGTCTGACCAAGGATGTCTCGGATGCCACGCTCGGCATGGGCAACTTTACCCAGGGCATCCCGGCGTTCTGGTTTGCACGCGGGATTGGCGGGGGCGGCGGCGGCGGCATGACGACGCCTTACGCGCAATCCGCCTGGGTGCGCCGTGCCATCAAGTTCGTTTCCGGGCCAATCAGTTCCGTTGACCTGGTCTTTTCCAAGGCACCGGGCAGCGCGGCAGTCCGCCGGCATAAGGGCCGGGGCAAACGCCTGTTCACCAGCCGGGGCATTGTGGCGCGCGATACCAACACCGAGGTGGAGATGCCGCAGATCCGGGAATGGCTCAAGGAACCGATGGCTGGCTTGACCTATGAGGATTTCGTGGAGGCCAGCATTGGCTGGTATAAATTGGCGGAATGTTTCTGGGTGCTGGCGGATGAAGGTGGCCGGGTGCCGTTCCCGGAGCTGAAGACCAATCCTTATGCGCCGATCATCGTGGCCCGGCCGGACCGCATGCGCGCCACGGTGGATGGCGGCAAGATCATCGCCTGGAATTTCACGGATGCCCACGGCAAGGTTTGGGCACTCGACCCGGAACAAGTGGTCCGGCTTTTTGGTTGGAATCCTTATGACCCGCATCGCGGCCTGGGTGATTATGCCAGCGCGCATCTAGCCGCCGAGACGCATCACCTCGGCAGCAAGTTTAAACGCAACCTCACGGCCGACAACGACACCGCCCCGATCATCTCCGCCAAGAACGGCACGCCGAGCGATACCCAGGTCGAACAGATCAAGCTGTCCATCATGGAACGGCGCGCGGCCCGGATGCGCGGCGATTCCAAGACGCTCTTCCTACCCGGTGAAGTGGACGTGCATGACCCCAAGATCCTGAGCGTGGACGCCGCCTTCATCGCCGGGATGCTCGAGGATCGTCATGAAATCTTCATGGCCTTTGGAGTGCCACCCTCGCTCGCGGATGTGAAGGCCAGTTACAGCATCGGCCAGGCGAGCGATTGGTTTGCGCTCATCTTCAACACCTGCATCCCGGAAGGGAATAAATTTTGCGCCTCCTTGGAACAATTGATTTTCAAGATGAGCGGTGAGCGCGTGGAGGTGGGTTTGGATTGGGATGAGCATTATGTGATGCAGCAGGTGCGCAGCGAACGGATGAAGGATGCCGACAGCCTGTTTCTCAAGGGTGTGCCGATGAAGACGGTCAGCGAATATCTCAACCTTGGCCTGCCGCAGTTTGAGGAATGGGATCAAGGTTATATCCCCATCAACATCACGCCGGTCAGCGCCGCGGAGAATGAAGCCGCGCAGACGGTGCCCGAACCGCAGCCGGACGATTTTACCGAGACGCCGGGCGGCGACGGCGCCAAGCCGGCCACGCCAGGGGAAAAGGCCGTCAGCCTTATCCGCTCGGCTTTCGCCGGCCGTTCCATTCCGCAACCGGTACAGCGCTCGACGAAATTAAAAACCATCTGGGAGCAGCACATGCGGTTGCGTGGCGCGGCCATCAAGCAATATCAATCCAAGGCCAGCAAGGTGTTCATGCAATATCGCGTGACCGCTTTGAAACATCTGGCGGCATCAGGTGTGGGTAAGTCAGTCGTCGCCAAATCGCTGATCGACCTTTTGTTCAATGCCAAAAACTTCGGTGGCGATCTGAAAAAGAATCTCAACCCGGTCACGCGCTCGGTGCTGCAACGCGCCGGGGAAGAGCTGTTCGATGAGATCGGCCGGTCCGAAGATGCGTGGACCATAGCCCCGCCCAAGGTGGTCTCGTTCATTGAGACCCGCGACAAGCTGTTGGATTCCGTGGGTGAGACCGCGCAAGGGCAGCTCAACACCGCGCTCCAGGAAGGTGTGGCCAATGGCGAGACGATGGATCAGCTCGCCGGCCGCGTGAAGGGCGTGTTCAACAATCTGCAAAACTTTGAGGCGCGCCGGATCGCCATGACGGAAACGAGCGCGGCCTATGGCTTCAGCCGGCATGAGGCGATGACGGACGCCGGCATCGAGTACAAAGGCTGGCTCTCCAGCCATGGGCCGACCGTGCGCGAGGCGCATGCCCAGGCGGAGGATGATTATGCAGACAACCCCATCCCGGTGGATCAGCCCTTCATCGTGGATGGCGAGGAGCTGATGTATCCCGGCGATGACGCCGGCTCACCGGGCAATGTGATCAACTGTCACTGCATCCAGATTGCAGCGGCCAAACCTGAAGGAGACGAAAATGAGTAAATTCCAAAAAACGCTGCGCCCGGATATCACCGTCCGCCGTTCCGGTTTCCTTGGCCTGGGCCGCAAGCTCGAGGTGAGCGGCGCCGGATTGAAATATTCCGTGGACCGCCGGAACGCCAATGCCGACATGGCCCAGCATCTGAACAGTAAAATTCCATTCACCACTTTACGCAAACCGTTATGAAATCACTCCGCCGCGAAATCCATCCCGCCATCAAGGTCCTCGATGCCGCGCAGGGCATTGTGGAATACACCGCCAGCAATGAGACGCTCGATTGCCACAATGAGATCGTGCGCGCGGACGGCTGGCGTTTTAACCGGTTTCAAAAAAATGCGCCGTTCGTGGATTCGCACAACTACGGCAGCATCGGCACCACGCTGGGCAGTGTGATTGATTACACCGTCACCGGTCACAACCTGGTGGAGACGGTCAAATGGGCGATTGATGTGCGGCCGGATGATGGCAGTGAAACGCTGGCGTCCTGGGGATTCAAGATGACGGCCGCCGGTTATCTCAAGGCGGTGAGCGTGGGCTTCATTGCGCTCCGGTTCTGCACGCGCTGGGATAACGACAAGACCGAGTACAACCAGCAATGCGCCGATTTGAAGGTGCCGCGCGATGTCATCCCGGACGTGATCTACATCGAGCACGAGCAGATTGAACTTTCCGCCTGTGTCATTGGCGCGAATCCCGATGCCGTGGCGCGGGCCTACAAGGCTGGCGTGGTGGATGACGCCTTCCTCGAAAAGATTTCCACAGAAAAATCCAAGCGTGAAAACGCCCGTTCGACTGATGGTCCCGCTGCCGTCGAACAGGCCTGCCAGCGGGCGCGCGAGAAGTTCCTGCTGGAATTCCAGTTAACCATCAAAAAGTTATAAACCACAATGAAACGCATTCTATTTGATTCCACCGGTGCCGATGGCAACGGCTTTGAAAAAAAGGTCCTCGCGGGCGTTGACACGCTCGTGGAGGAAAACAAGACCATCAAGTCCGCCGTCCAGAAAGTCACGGACGATCTCGCCCGCGCTGATAAAGAAGTCAAGGCCGCGCTGGAGGAGTTGACCAAGGTCAAAAACCAGACCAACACCACGCATGAACAGTTCACGAAGGCGATGGAAAAGGTGCAGCGCTCGATTGCGCTGAACGCCAAGTCCAGCTTCCGCAACCCCATGCAACGCGCGCTGGCCAATGAGGAATTGAGCTTTGCGCTGAACGCCATCGGTCGTTGCGTACTCGCGGCCACCAAGGGCGCGCCCATGCCGGATTCCGCCTTCGTCAAATATGTCGAGGAGCAGAAAGCCAAGACCAAAGCCCTCACCGGCGTGGACACCGGCCTCGGCCAGGCGACGGTGCCGACCGATACCTTCAATGAAATCTACGACCTGATGCTCGAGTACGGTGATTACACCACGCTCGGCGTGCAGCGCGTGGGCGCTCGTTTGAATGTGGTGCCCGTGGCCACGGCCCGTCCGCAGTTCTACTGGATCGGCTCGCAATCCACCCTGGCGGAAGGTTCCACCATCACCAGTGGTGCCTTCTCCGGCAGCCAGGTGCTCAACGTGATCAACACCTGCGCGGTGCTGATGTACGTCGCTCGCGAACTGCTCCAGGATTCCACGGTCAACCTCGCGCCCTATGTCCTGCACCAGATGATCGAGTCGGCCAACTGGGGTATTGACACGGCCGCCTTCATCGGCACGGGCAATCAGGACACGACCAACGCCGGCTACGTGGGCATCTTCAATGCCGCGCTGGCCAACACCAACCTCGGTTACACGGCCGGAGCCGGCCGCACCCAGGTGAGCAAGCTGATCTTGGATGACTTCGTGAACACCATGCTCACGGTCTCGCCCCAGGCGCTTAACCGCAAACCGATGTGGTGGGCGCATACGCAGAACATCGCGCGCGCCGCGTTGATCCGTGATAACAACGGCCGCCCGATCTTCCAGACCTGGCAGGAAGTGCCGAACCCCGGCAGCATTGGTTCCATCCTCGGCCATCCGGTACATCCCACCGCGATTGCGCCCAACATCGACGGCATCAACACCACGCCCTTTGTGTTCGGCGATCCGCAGGGCCAGAGCGTCCTGATCCGCGAAGACCTGGAACTTGCCACGAGCGAAGACATCGGGTTTCCGCAGAACTTGATTGCGTAC